ACGTTGGTTGACCATCATGGCTCCGTTGATGAGCATATTCTTCGATCCACCGGGAATAGGATTGCTGCCGAACCGGAATTGCTCCGTGCCGCCAGTGGTAACGCCAACTGTATCAGCGGCGGGGAAGTAGACGCCCGTATTTAAATCGCCAGTATTCGTGATTGACGGAGTTCCTACAGCACCATCAGCAAATGCAGCAGTGCTATCTTTAATCAACAGTCCATCAATCGTAACACCTGATGCTCCAGTTGTTTCGGCAATAGTATTAGTAGCAATAGTTGAACCGCTTAACGCTGTTAGCGTATTTGCTGTTATCTTAAAATCATCAGCACCAGCAATCTTGATATCAATTGTATCATCCGTATCAGCAGTTATAGTTGTATCTGCATCAGCATCCAGAATTAATTCTTCACCATTTAAATCCTTGCTGGTAAATTCAGCAGCAGGGGTAACTCCTAAATATGGCATATTATGTCATCTCCATAATTGATAATGCAATATCTACTGCACCGCTTCCTGCAACAGAGAGCGTATCTGTAGTCTCCATAACTATCTTATTACCTGCCATAAGTTCCAATGAACTATTAGCAGGAATAGCAGCAGAAGTGATAAGCTCCACCGCCTGATTAGCTTCATCATTATTTCCTGCTCTACCAGCAGTATCTGTTCCAAGAGTAACGGAGGACGTAATAGCACCAGCAGTCGTATTACCTACCATTAGCCCCAGTACAATCGTAGTAGTACTACCTGCAACAGTATAAATTACGTCTGCTGATGTTACTCCTGCCTTAGTTATAACTTTAAATGTATTAGCCATATTAACCTTTCCTTTTTTATCCTAAAGCAACCACTAAACCAACATCCACTAATGCTGCTCCAGCAACAGTAAGTGATCCTGCTACTGCTACATCTGCACCACTCATTGTTATAGCGGTTGTAGTAGAAGAACTTGATTTTAAAACTACTTCACCACCTGAATTAGAGATAGCACCAAAGACAGTTCCATCGTCTTTAAAAGTAATGTCTGCACCACCTGCATCCAATACAATATCAGCAACCGAATCCAGTAGAATGTTTCCGCTATCAGTTGATTGTATTGTTACTCCTGTATGTCCATCAACAGTAGTTGTACCGGCTTGAGAATCAATAGTTACAGCACCAGAAGTAGTTGTAAATGAAGAAGCAGCATCTCCTACACCAAGCTCACTAGCAAGAACATCTGAAACAGTAATATATGAATCAAGCTGGCTTGCATTGATATATTTAGTCGTTCCTCCATCATCTATTAAAAACTTATCTGTTGAAGCAACAGTGATACTAGTACCGTCTGTAGCACCATCTACCTGAATAGCAGCGCCACTAACTTTATCCGCTGTACTGATTGTAGATAGCTTACTGTCAGCAATTGATCCGGCAAGCATAGCATTAGTAACCGTCGCCCATGAGGCGTCTGTACCGTCTGATTGTAGCACTGTGTTAGCAGAGCCTACAGCCAGTGCAGCGGGATCACCTGAAGCATCACCATAGATAAGCTTGCCTCGTGCTAGTCCTGCCATCTTCGCCAATGATACAGCATTATTCGCTATAGTTAACGCCCCTCCTGCACTTACTGTTGTTATATCTCCTGATAATGCTACAGGATTAAAGTTAGTCCCATCTGCAACTAGAAGATAACCAGAAGTATTCGTATTCATTGTAATATCATCACCAGTAACCGTAAGATCACCAGTAACAGTAAGATCAGTTGCAACAGTGACATTACCAGCAAAGGCTACTGTTGAGCTTCCTACCGTAGCGTGAGGTGTCATTGTCAGATGCGTAACGTATGTACCGGCACTATTTAGATCATTACCGAATGTGATAACACCGCCATCCGCTACATTAATTTCCCACTCATCCCCAGCATCATCACCCTGATCTGCTTTAAGAACGATAGTTAATGGTGCACCTTCTACATTTGCAGCAATCTCTAATGCGTCATTGGTTGCTTCATCATACTTTATGGTGATATCGGAATCAGAACCTAAGATTAGCGTTTCGTTATCAATGAGCATTACATCGTCACTGAATTTAAAGTAATCTTCATCTTCCATCCACGTTAAGACGCCATCATTACTTTCGCCATCAAACGTAACAGCAATATCTGTACCAGCAGTACCATCACCAATGGTAATTGCAGTACCTAATAGTTTTGTTACATCACCACCTTCATTGGCAGTGCCATCATGCGAATGTCCAGTAGAAGAATTAAAGGCTAATACTAATTGATCAAATTCATCTTCCGAATGAGAAGCTTGAATAACTTCGCCTGAAGCAATAGCACTTTCAGATTGTCGTGTATATGTTGCGCCCATTATTCTCTCTTTCTAATGTCTGCCACCGGCAGTAAACTCTAGTTGAAATCCGTTTAATACGAATGGGTATGATCCAGCATCTTCATTAACTTTAATTGCAATAGCAAAACCGCTTCCCTCTACAGATTGTCGTACTAATGGATTGCCGCCTTCACCATAAGCAGCCGTACCGTAAGTACTTCTTCGATGCCCATAAATAGCAGTAGCTGCTCCTTCACTAATTGTGTACGCTTCTGGTTGCGGAGTATCCGACGAATCATAATCGTACCTTAAAAGTAATCTTGCATTCACCGTGCCTTCACTTCTATAGTTTGCAATAACTCGTTGCATACTTTTTCTTATTCCGGCATCTCCCATAATAAGATCAGATGAACGATAAATAGCTTCCATATTAGTTCCAGCAAAAGTATTTCCGTTTTCCTGTTGGTATACAAAACCATCATATGCGCCGTGAAGCACAACTTCAATCTGTCCTATATACTCTGAATCAGCAGAACTTGGCTTAACCCCTACAATATCCGCCCACTGAAAACCGATTTGTCCTTCATTGCTTTGTTTTATAGTTCCTAAAATACCTAATTGATGCTTTTCAGTACCTGCTGTTTCAGGATAAAATAGCCTGTATTGCGACTTTTCACGCACAACAACTGAAGTAAGATTATCAAAACCTATATCATCAATACGTTCCTGTATCGGTTTACTTACGGTTCCTAATTCAATATCATCAATTTTTTCAGTACCAGCAATGGTTCTTAATCCATCAGGAGCAAGATAAATAAGATCGCCGCCTATTTCCTGAATAGAGAACTTATCCAAACACCCGATATCTCTTGTAATAGGCTCTATTACAAAATCTGCTATACTATTTCCAGATAAAACGTAAATACTGTTTTTACAAAAAACAATCAATCTTTCACGAAAAACCATAAGACCGACTATTTTATCATTTACTCGTATGCTTCCTGCACCATTCGCAGGAGTAAAATCATTTTCAGCAAACGGAGCAGAAAATACAAGCTCTTCTGAAGAGGATTTAGCGAAGAACATATGATTTCTAAATGCAAAGATAGATTCAATAGATGTTGGTGCTGTTCCTGATCCAGAGCCAATAGACCCATTTAGTAGCGTATACGTAGTTCCGTCATAAGATGCTGCGTAGTTTTGTCCATCAGCAATAGCCATCATATCTGTACCGCTAAAATTGTATCTGGTAAAAGTATACTCATTTGCTGAAGTTCTTGCTTCATCAATCTTAGTCCAGCCGGTAGAAATAATAGCCTTATTAAGATGCTCTGCTGCTGATGTTCCTCCTTGCGCTCTGCTAACTCCTGTAAAGGTTGTGGCCGATTTGCCCGAATATGATATTTGTTCTGAACCGATATGTAACGTACCGCTAGAAGCAAAACCACTTGTACTATTTACAGTAAACGTAGCAACTGAATCAGTATGATCATCAGTAAGAAAAGTTGAAGTAGCTTTTCCCAATACAGCCCCTCTTGCTGCCACAATATCATTTCCTAAAATGGCGGAAAGAAGGATGCCATCAGAACCTGTTTTGCCTGAAGTTCCTAAATTAGTATCGTTGAACTCTTTTAGGATATACTTATTTGTACCAGTTATCCTTCGATACCCGCCCCTAATAGATGGTTCAAAATTCTGTAGTTGTAATGCTGAACCGGGAGGTTGAGTAAACGGGTCTTTATTAAGGATCAACCCTCCATCAAGCGATACAATTTGTTGTTGAATATTTTCCATTAAGCTACATCATCTATAAGAGCGGCTACGATACAGTTAACGGTAGAAGTAGAAGAGATAGCGTGAATCTCTGCTACCGTAGTATTAGGTAACTGACCAAACCAAGCAGTATTTGCTGGAACTTTAATAGCGTCTGCTGTCGATGTTGCAACAGTTCCCGCATCAAATACAAGATATACATCATTTGATCCATCCGTATTCTTGATAAACAGGAACTTAACTTTATCCGCTGTATGCACTGCTGTTGGTGCAGTATCATCATCTACAGCAGTATAGTCCGTAAAATAACCGGCGATTAAATCCGTACTAGCATTAGATACAGAGGTAAACTTGTAGTACCATTTGTCATTTGCATCTGCTGGAGCTAACGTCATAGTTCCTGCAATAGTTTTAGCTATCTCATCAGGTAAAACAGTAGCTGATAATGTTACAGTTGCGTCATCTGCCATTTATTCGTTATCCTGTAAATGTCTCTGATACTGTTACAACTATGTTGAGCGAACTTGCTGTTCCAGCAGTAGCTACAAGAGTATCAGATGCTTTAAGAGCAATAGGTCTTGAATTAAGAAGGTCTACGATTGCATCCGCTGCTATACTTTTAGTGGTTACAATAGGTATGTCGCTAGAAGAAATTACAGCTTTAAGAGTAAGATCAACAGCAGAAGTATGTAAGTTATTAACATTGAATGTTTTTAACTCTGCTTCAAATCCAGTAGGACATGTGTATACTGTAGCTGAAGAACCAAGAAGTTGTCCTACTGTTCTTAATCGGGGTACTGACATACTAGAAGTACTTAGGATGCCGTGTATTAGATTGAGAACCAGCATTAACTGCTGTAGAGCGCATAAGGTCTGGCTTATTAATCAGATCAACACGCATTCGCTCAATCCTGTTTTCAAACTCAGAGTGTTTTAAAGTCGCTGCTTGCAGGTCTGCACGAAGCTGATGCACGTAGTATTCGCACCGTGCTACGACAACATCGTGATATCGTGCAGGTAATGCAGGTTCATCAGTAGACCCAGAAAGGTCTGTATGGGTCTGCCAGTATTCGTAATGCACAGTATACTCCGCATCAGGAACAGGAGTAAGCCCTATCTTATCATCCTGAGTTAGATAGTGATATTCAGGTTTAGCCCTGTTATCTGTAGTAGTAGGATCAAGATCACGCTCCCGAAACTGTTGAGTAAATTGAACATACGGAACATACGGAATAATCTTAACATCTGTGCCGGATTCAATCAAATATACGGTATCTACATCTACTGATTTAAAACCGGATTCCAGAGCATACTCTGCTGTTCCTGCAACAGTAGTAATTGTTCCATCTGTATGAAGGAACGGCCATTCCAGTTCAGCAGTGTAGATATCGTTAATGCTTCTATTTACAAAATCCTTTACAGCGGATTGTATACCTTTACTACTAGCAAAGTTAGCTGCTGTAAGCTCAACTTCATTAAGAGAACGAAGCACTTTATTTGATAGCGTAATATAATCCATTATAGTTGTTTACCTTTTTTTATCATAGAATCTCAATCATCTTTTGATTCTTATCTACGTCTTTATGGCAACGAATAACCAGAATGCCGTTCTCTAGTTTTGCTTCACTAACTTCTACATTAGGAGCAAGATAAAAACTACGAGTGAACTTTCGTTGGGCCAAGCCATTATACTGCCAAAGCTCCTCTTCCTCTGAACGCTCAGAAGACTCTTGCTTTCCTTCAACTGTAAGACGGCCTTCCTCTTCTAGAATCTTCAACATCTCCTTAGAGAAACCAGCAACAGCTATTTCAATTCGATAATTATTTTCAGATTCTTGCACAAGATTGTACGGAGGATAATTTGAAGTTCGATGATCTGGAATCCAGTACTCATCAAAAGTCTT